CGGACGAACCTGTAGGCCTGCAGCACCATGGAGCGCGGATTGCCGCCCTCGGGCACGAACTCCTTTTTCAAGCGTCCGATGATGATCGCAACGCCGTCGACACCCTCCAGGGGCTTGCGGCGGAAGCTGTCGGGTTCGAACTCATCCGGGTTCCGGACGCGGTAGCGGACCTCGTTCTCGGTTTCCTCCCAGACGGCTTCCGCCCGTAGGCTGTCCTCTGTGGACGCCTTGGCGGACCGCTCCGCGCCCTCGGCTCTGCGGCAGATGAACAAACGTTCCTTGGCGTGGGACGCCTCGCCGTGCCGGGATGTGATGGCGTAATGGTGATCGTGGGAGCGCATCGACGAATCCCGTCCCATGGAGGCGATGATCCGCCGCATCTCCGATTCGTTCGGATAGGCGTGGTCGCGGTATGAAATCAGCCAGTGCGGGATATGCTTGGCGTTTCCGAGGAAGGACTCGAAGAACTCCGCGGCGTTGGCGCGGGTCACGGTCTTATGGTCGGTCTCGTAGTGCTTGGTCTTGGAGTCCTCGACGAGGGTCAGCCCCTCCCAATAGGTCATCAGCCCTTCCACGAAGTGGTAGGATTTTTCGTAGTTGGTGGTCGAAAACTCCGTGGCGTAGGGCGGATCGAAATAGGCCAGGTCGGCCTTGGCCTCCGGCAGGAAATCGTTGATGTCCTTGCGGGATGCCTTGCACTCCTTGCCGTTGTCGAAAACGAGGGCGTTGATGCGTGCCACGTTCTTGCGCAGCCGCTCCTTGAATTCCTCCGGAGTGTCCTCGCGCTTGCCGTAACGGGTCGACGACGAGAAATGTCCGAAGCCGCCCTTCCCGGACATGCAGGTCTTGCCCAGGGCGAAGAGAGCGATGTCTTTCTTGAAACCCGAGAGTTTGTCGATGTTCGACCGGATCGTGTCGATCAGACCGTGGACGCCCTTGGCGAAGAAGATGCCCTTGAAGTTGTCCCGGACGAAGGTTCCGGCCTTCGCGTTGTCCGTGAGCAGCGCCTCCAGGTCCTCATCGGAGAGACGCACCTTGTCGTTCTCGATGATCGCCCGGGCCGCGTGGTGGCAGTAGCGTAGCCGGTCGTTGGCCAGGACCCGCAGGCCCTTGGTCTTGTACATGTAGGCCACGACAGCGGAGCCGGAAAACGCGTCGACGACGGATTCCACGCCGTCCGGGGTGTGCTTCCAAATCCAATCCACCAGTTTCTGCTTCGAGCCGATGTAGTTGGTGATGTACTTGGGCCGCTGTTCCGGCGACGGCTCCTCGGCAGCCGCCTCGGCCTGGGCCTCGAGCGCTTCGAAGTCCAGGTCAAGGGCGGCGTCCGTTTCGAGGAGGAACGCCAGCCGGTCACGGTCGGTTGCGAAAAGCTCCATTCGGTTCTCCGGTCATGTCGCGACAAATCCGGTTGATGCCGGTGAGCGGTCGGCCCGTGCCCGGGACGAACCCCGAACTCAGGCCGAGAGCCCTGTCGCTTGGATACCTACCGGAGACCGTTGAAAAGTGTCGGAGGGGGAATCAGGAGATGCGGCCCGACTTGATCCGGTCGATAACCGACCGGGCGCAAGATTCGGTGGACGGGTATTCGTCGGTTTGGATAAAGGGACCGCGCATACCGCGGTATTGGGAAAGGGTGCCCTGATGGTAAGCCAGAAAATCGTCGGGCAGGCTGCGAACACCTTGTTCCACCAGCCGGTTGACAACCCACTGAGCATCTTCCTCGGCGTCGGAATTCCCTGGCAGGAACTCGATCACCAGATCCAAACCCGGTCCCGGGCCCTGGACCCAGACGCCAATGGGTTCGTAGCGCGGGTTACGGATCTGGTCGCGGAGCACGTATTCGATCATATACCTGAGCTTCATTCCCATTCCTCCGCAATGCGGGTGTGCTCGTTCAGAAGCTCCGCGTCGATCCGTTCGAATCGGTCCCGGTTTCCGGCCTTATAGTCTCGCCAGTGCTTCCAGTCCGCCGCCTGGTTGGGTTCCTGGTCAGGGAAGATGAGCTCGATGTGGAACCTGCGATCCCGATCATCGAGCAGATCGAGCAGGTAGGTGTCGTCCTGCGACCAGGAGACGACCTTGATGGTGTGGACGTGCTGGAAGCCCTCGTCGTATCCGGAGAGCCGGATGAGAAGCCAGAAATCGACACGCGTCACATTCCCGCCGGCGTCGAATTGCGGGGCCACGCGGGTCACGGTGAACCCGTCCACGATGCCGACCCGGACCGGCGTCCGGCCTTTCTCCGCCAGCGTCATCCAGGAGCCTCTGGTGTTGAACGGCTCGAAGAGCGCCTGCAGTCGGGCCTTCTCTTTTTCGATGAACTCTTTCATGCTCACCTCACCAGCACGATGTCCTCGACCTTGCGGCCGTCGGGCAGCTTCATGATTTTGCGGTTGTGGAAGACCTCTATCAGTCGTTGTTTTTCCCGCTCGCTTCCGACCACGATCACGTCGATGTTGTCCAGCAGGGTCACCGAGTACTTGAAGATCGTCTCGTTGCCGCCTCGGCGGGCGAACTGTTTCCACTCCTCTGGCGTGCTCCCCCGGTGGTTCGAGACGTATTCATCCCTCACTCGTCCGAAGGCGTCGTGGTCGTAGCTGATGGCGTCCATGCGCCTGAGCATTCGCTTCTTGAAGTAGAGCCCCGTGTCGGACGATCCTCCGGCCGTCGGGAGCTTCTTGATCCGGGTGAAGAAATAGCTCGCTCCGCCGGTGTCCATGTCCGCTTCCGGCGACATCCCGCCTACCGGCACACCGGCACGCAGCTTCTCGACCGTGCTTACCATGGCTCCGTTGTTTCCCAGCGCCGCGTCGATGAACGACGCCACGTCTTCGCCGTTGGTCAAACGGTGGTGAAGGCCGTATCCCTTCATCTGCTTCTCGATGTCCGCGTCGGAAATGTCAAAGCGGTATTGATGCCTGTAACCGGCGCGCTTGGCGGGGTCCTTGAAGGCAGCCTGGTATTCGCCCATTGGGTCGTAGCCCGGCATGCGGGTGATATCTTTCACTCCGAGCCGTTTTTTCCAGAAGCCGCGTATCTCCCGGACCCGTTCCTCCTTGCCCGCAGCCCGGCGGTCCAGCTCCTCGACCAGCCGCTTGTAGTCCGGCTCGCGGTCCACCTTGGCGAGATAGGCTTGCTTGTGAAGATAGAGAAGTTCGGCGTCCTGCGGCGTGGCCGCACCTGCCTTGATGCCCAGCGATTCCATACGTTCCATGGCCCGCTCGAGGCTCTTGGCGTCAGGTCTGTCCGGAAGGACCAGCTCGAACTCGCCCTGCTGGGCATAGAGGTTCTTGTCCGACCACGGGCGGTAGACTGCGCGCGTGCCGTCGCCGAAGTCGATTTCGTATTGCTCGCCGGCCTTCATGCCGCGGCCGCGGAAGAGCGCGGAATTGTCCGCCGCCTCGTTCACGACAACGAGTTCGCCGTTTTTGATCTCCCGTTTGGCCTGAAGCACCTTCGTCCGGCGCACGGTGAAGGGAGCCTCCTTGGGTTTCTTTTCCATCGCGGCGTGTTTCTTGAGATACGCATCGAACCGTCCGGCGACCGGTTTGTGTTCACGGGCGGCTTCCTGGACCTTCTCGATCCAGTCGATGTAGCTTCGGGCCATGGCCCGTTCGTCCGGGTCGGTCGAGTCAGCCAGACGTCTCAACGCCTTCAGGTGGTCTGTAGCCTTCTTGAGTGTCCCCTGGTTGTACTGTTGGTCCGTGGCATGGTGGTTGACCGTTTTCACCGCGGACAATATGTCCTGCGCGAAAACGTCCTGCGGCAGCGCCTCACCCACCCGGACGGCGGTGGTGTCGACACCGGCCTTGCGCAGCGCGTCCAGGAGCTTTCCCTCCGCTTCGGGTCGAACCTTCATCTTGACCACGGTCCGTTGCTTTCCCTTCAATGTCTCGACAAAGATTAGGGCGTTCTGGTCCTCGATGTCGTCCTCATCGAAGGGCAGGACCTTCCCCTGCCAACCGAGCGAACGGACCTCCTCAAGAAGCGCCTCTTCGGTCGGACCCAGACGTGTCTTCGGCAGAGCATCCAACACATCCTCGAAACGGAAGTCCCGACGGCCCAACACATCCGCATAGAAACCTTCGAAATCGCGCCGAAGGTTCCGCTTCCGCGCCAGGGCGGTGTCGTAGAAAGCCTGCTTCCGGGACTCGTCCCCTCCGAATCGTCCTTCGGCATAGGGACGCAGAATAGCCAGATAATCCTCATCAGCGACCTTCTCCACTTCGCTGATGTAGCGCAGGGTCGCCGCGGGATCGATCTTGACCTTGCCTTCCTTGGCGGTGCGGAAAACCGTATTGTAAAAAGGCTCTTGTTCGCCGTACTTGGCGTTGGGGTGATAGTCGACGGCCAGGCGGTCCTCACCCAGGTATTTGAAGATCTGCCCCTTGTCGATGCCGTAGACCTTCCCGTCACGACCCCGCAGGAATTGCTTGGCGTGGCCGTCGTGATTGGAAATCAGCCAGTCGACGACGTGCTCCCGCTGAATCTGCTCGATGTCGAGGGTGGTGAGGTCGGAGAGGTCCAATCCGGCGAAGTCGAAGCGATCCTTCAGGTCGGTCCGCCACTTCTGGATGGAGCCGAGTCGTCCATTCAGACGGATGGTGCGGACCTCCACGGCGTCCGGATCGATGAGGCGTCCAATCTTGTAAGCGGCTTCCTCTCCATAGGCGATGAACTCATCGCCACCACGTTCCACCGGCTTGAAGAGCCAACGGTCGCCCGCTTCATCGGTCCAGAACTCCTTGCTGTGCGCGCCGCCGACCTGGGCCTTGCCCGCGGACTTGAAGTTCCCCGGCTTGCCCTTGGCGATCCATGCCGCGTCCGTCTCCTCGAACTGTGCGCCTTTCTTGGTGAAAACCGGCGGGGACGGCTGCGTCGGTTTCGGAGTCGGCGCGGGTTTCGCAGGTTCAGGCGCGGCGACTTTCTTTTTGCCGCCGTGCTTTTCCAGCCAGGCTGCGTGCTTCGTTTCGATGCCGGCCTTGGCGGCCTCGATCTTGGCGGGATCGGTCTCCGTGAACAACGAGACCAGTTCATCCTTGTTCGCCCACTGCCAATGCTTGACCTTGGTGTCCTTGGCCAGGGTCTTGAGGTCGCCGACCTTCATGGACGCGACTTGGTCCTGAAAAAGTTTTTTCTTGAAAGCGAGCTCTTTGGCGTGTCCTTCGAGTATCTCCTGCGGCAGAGCGGGCGAAGCCGCGAGCGCCGATTCCGCATCTTTCACCGTCGAAAGAAAGTCGGCGTATCCTGCGGGGGACTCCGGCACGACCACTTTCGCCGCGGTCTGTTCGACTGCCTGCTTCGCCTTGTTGATTGCGGCCTTCTCGGCTGCTTCGAGAGCTTCCTTCTTGGCCTTTTCCGCCAGTTCCTCACCGGCCGACTTTTCCAGCGCCTTGACAAGCTGCTGCTTGTTCTTGAGCGGGCCGATGTGGTGCTTCTTCTTGGCGTCGATCAGGGACCCGCCCTTGAGCCCCGAGTGATCCGCTCCAGGCTCCAACTCATCGAGAAGGTCGATGACGTCCTGCTTAGTCATGTTCAGCGAGATGCCTTTGGCCTTGGCCATCTCCTGCAGCTCGACCACGGTGAGGTCGTGCAGCCCTCCGGTCGGTTGGATTTTCTTGAGCTGCTCGGCGAGTTGCTGCGCCTGTTTGAGGGATGCCTGCTTCTGGGCGAGAAGTTGAACCAGGTCGTCCTTGGTGCGGAGCAGGCCGATCTTGTGTTGTTTGAGCTTGGCGTCGAGCCCGGCTCCCGCGAGAGTGGAATGGTCCACGCCGGGCTCGGCCGCATCGAGCAGCTTGATGAAGTCGGCCTTGGTCCTGGCGATGGAGACGCCGTTCTGCTTGGCCAGGGTCTGGATTTGCTTCACGCTCAAAGTGTTCAGGTCGGCGATCTGTCCGCCCTCGAAAGCTGCCTTGAGCTTTGCGTCTTCCGCCGCCTTGGTCTTCGCCTGCTCTTCGATGCTCTGGGGCGGGATGATGCACGCGGCGGGTTCAGCCGCCGCTTTCGCCCCCAGCTCTCCTCCGCAGATCACCAGGGGCCACGCGACCACGCTCGTGCAGCGACAGTTGGGATGGGCCGGTTGCTGGGGAAAGCGGTTCGTGTCGAACACCTTGCCGTCCAGCGGTCCGCAGACCGGGCAAACCCGCTCGTCCTCCATGGTCATCCATTCGAGCTTCCGGACTCCGACCTGGTCGTGGAACTTGAGTCGCCCCTGGTTATGGGCGCGCAGGACCTCCGTGCGGGCGATCACCTCCATGCGGTACTGGGCCTTGGTGAACACCTTGGAACCGGCATAACGGAAGGATTCCGGGTCTTTCACCACGCGCCCGAGGTCGCGGACGATGTCCTCGACGCCCTTACCGGTGGCGATGCCGCCCATCACGACGCGTTTGATGCCGTCGGCCAGCTCGCGGTGGACGTCGCCGGCCAAGACCAGGTTGTAATTGGTCATGAAATCGAGGGCATCCGTGTCCACCAGGGTGAACACTCGGGTGGCGAGCTTGTCGATACCTTCCGGGGTCAAGTCACGGTAAAAGGGAAACTGGGCCGCAGCGAACTCGTCGATGCCTCGGTAGACGCCCTGGCGGAAGGATGTTTTGGCCGTCTTCCGGAAAAGCAGCGTCTGCTCACGGTGCAGGCGGCTCGTGGTCTCCTGGATGTCGGTTTGCAGTTTCTTGAGGCCTTCGAGGGCGGCGAGCTTGTTGTCAGGGAGGGAGCCGAGGCTCTTGTAGCGGAGGATGGCGCGGCGCACCTCCTCTTCGGCGGCGGCAAGCATCGCGGTCAGTTCGGCGACCGCTTGCTCCGTATAGAGATTGCGGCCGCGGACGCTCTTCTCCGTGGCCAGACGAATGGCTTCGGCTTGAGAAAAAGGCTGTTTGGCCGCGAGCGCACCGATCATCCCGCGCACTCCCGGCACGCCGGCTGCCGGGACGTCGGTTCCTTTTCCCGGTCGGAGCCTCGTTCCATCGCAGCGGTCTTCGGGTCGAAGAAACGGCAGACCGGGGTATCGAAGGTGGTTTCGTTTCGCTGGACCCGGCAGTGGTTGAGGTCGCCGTCGAAATGCGCGCAGTCGTCACAGACGGCGGCGATGCTTGCGCGGGCGAACGGTCCGGCCCACGATGCTTCGGCGCGGCTCCCAGCCGGGTTCTTCGCCGGGTCGAGGCCGAGCATCTCCTGCGCCGTCTCCACGCCCATGATCCCGGCGGTCACCATATCGACGATGGGCTTGATCTGCTTTTCGTCGAGCAGATCCACCGAGCGCTTCTCGGTCTCCCGGTTGGCGGACTCGATGTCAGGGTCGAGGTCCATCTTGATTTGCAGGCTCGAACGGCTGATGAGCTTGCGGTCGTAGAGCTCGATGAGCAGGCGCTTGAAGTCGACCGCATCCGAGGGATCGAGGTCGTTGAACAGGAACTGGAGCGTCTTGTCTTCCCAGCCCTTGAGCTCCAGCCAGTCGTTGAATATCCAGTTGAGGATGATCCGGGCGGCCTGTTTGATCTCCCGGATCATCACCAGCATCTTCTGGAGGCTCACCGAGGCCGTGGCGAAGTTCGGGCCGTCCCCGGTCACCAACGACCGCGAGAGGCCCAGCGCCACGACGATGTCTTCCTTCACTTCCTTGACCTTGTCCTCGACGTTGAGGACCTGCCCCTCGGTGCCGTGGGTCTCGACCGTGACGTAGAAGGGGACGACCAAGCCGCTCTTGAGG